TGCTGTCATACAGTGCTACGCAGATGTCCTTGTCCCATTCCATACGCCCTGCTTCTACATCATCCTTGAGCATGGGCCAGGCAGAGAAGTAACAACTGTCTGTATCACCATAGATGATGGCCGCGCCGGCGTGATCGTACTTGCCAGTCACACATTCATTCACATGGGCATCCATGTGCTTGGCAATGCTACGTCCAGTCAGCGTGGTACTTTGCCCAATACGCTTGTCAAAGAATCTACAGCCAGGATTTAAAATAGCACCATACAAACTGTTCAAGTTAATCTTCTTGACCAACTGCCGCTTGTCCCAGTATTCTTCTTGCGTCTTGTCTGTACATTCCCTTAGCTTGGCTTGCATTTGTTTACGCTCTGCATACCAACGCTTGAGCAAGCCTGGGATCACACCCTCTTTCTCATATGTAAAGATAGTGCCATTGGCGCTTAGGATCCAGGGTTGATTGCTGTCAAACACAGCCTTCCATACCTCGGCAGCCGAGTGTACTGTGCTGTTGCCATCTTGCCAGTCGATTGTGATCTCAGTGCCCCGTTGCTGTTCCATCACAGCCGTGTACTCTAGTGTGGCAAACAGTCCGTCCCAGGATGCTGCAAAACTATCGCCTTTGGCCATGCGTTCCTGGATTAGGTTGTCGGTTGCGGTACTTCTGAGTTGTCCGACAATGGTTTCTGGGCCCATGTTGAGGGCGCGAATAGCCGAGGGATAGAGCGAGTTGATGTCAATGGAACCGATGTATTCGTGGATTCCTTTTTTGGGCGTAGCAACATAGGCACCTGCCGCTTGTGTATCACTGTCATTGAGTCTCTCTTTACGGTTAGGAACTACTAGCCCACGTTCATGGGCTTCATTGATAATTGCTTGCTCGGTCACTGCTACTGCACCCATTGTAGTTTGCAGCAACACAGTGTTTTCGTGTGCCAGGGTGTTGGCTAGATCCAGGAATCTAAGTTTCTTATCGATGTTGGCAAGACCAACCACGTCCTGCCGGTTGTACTCGATGAAAGTTTTCCAGTTCTGGTTGTACAGCTGATCTAGTGTGCCCTCATACTTGGTCTTGCCTGCTAGTCCCTCGTACTCTAAGATAGCATCCAAGCTGTAGCTGTGTCGCTCTTCATAGGTGTACTTGCGGTACAATTGCATGTAGTCCAAGTGAACACGGCCAACCAAGTCATATGTCATGTTCTCGGCACCAAAGCGTTCGAACATTCTTGGCTTAGGCAGTTGTTCCCAAAGGCAAAACTTGCGTGTATCGTCTTTGCTTAACAACTTGATCACACGATTGACAGTGTACGGAATATCATATCCCTCACTGTTCCAACCACTAAGCACATCGGCATCTTCAATCAAAGACATAAACGTTTTCAGCAGTTCGGCTTCCTCCCAAAACACAAATGTGTTGGGAAACTCAGCAGCAATCTCTTGCGCAGTTTCGGCACTCATGCGCTTGGGCGGGACCACCAGGGTGATCAATTGATCCATCCAGTCCAAGTAAACCGAGATCGCGGTAATGGGATTAAACGGATCATCGGGTCGACTATAACCCTTGACTGGATCAAAGTCAACCTCAATGTCGAAAAATGCTGTGTGTAACGGCGGCCCGTCTTGCCCCTTGTAGTTGTCTTCTAAGCAACGAAACACCGGGTTGATATCACCTTCGTAGATGTTTTTACCCGAGTGTACCCGCATTTCTTTGCGGAACTCTTTGTTGTTTCGAGAGCTGAAACGACTTACTGGCTTGTCATAGATGTTGCGAAACTTGCCCTTGGGGTCGTCGTAGTAAAATACATAGTTAGCCGGGTAGTCCTCGTAGTAACGAACACCATTGCGCCGACCCACCAAATGAATACGATCACGATCACGATCGTACAATGCATCAATATAACTCATCTATCTCCGTTCTATTTTGTAGTTTGATTCAATGTGATACTAGATGCTCGAATACTTTATCAAAATAATTTTGATGATCGTACATTGACTTCCATGATTTAAATATGTTTTGATTGTGTATCGCTATGTCTACTAAATCAAGTTGCTTAACATCATCATGATTATTGATCAGATGAGTTAGTAAATGCTGTTGTCTCTCTTGCCAAGGTAGCTCATCTAAGTGCCTCAATGAGGTCGCAAATTGCAATCCTAATTTTTCTAATACTGCAATTCCCCCTTGCTGTACAAATAATAAACTATAATTTGGAAATTGTAAAGACCTTAAGGCTTTTTCGCTGAAATACCATTGATTCAAGCCGTCATCAGTTGCATAGGTTTCTAGAACCAAAGAATATTTACTATCTATGATATACTTGTTAAGATCTAATACCTCTTCAAAATTACGATATGGTACTATTTCGTAAAGTTCCCGGTACGCTTGAGCAAAGTGCGGTAATTGGCCAAGCTGATATTTCTCGTGAATATAAGAAAACAACTCTTGTCCAGTTAAGTCGCTGTAAACAGACAACTGCTTGAGTAAAAAACTCACATATCCTTTGTCCAACAAGTTATGTTGATGCAAAAAATAAAACCAAGACTGTCTTGTTGAGTCGACTCTTTGTATGAAACAGTTATACAGTTTCCCCCAGTTGGTAGATGTCCCCGATGGAATATCAAACACCGACATAACGCCATTGAGTTCGGGATAACTGTAAAAGAAAACATTATTTAAATTAGGAAAATTTAAAATATTATCAGAAATTATAGTCATCGTTTTTCCGGTTACCCTACAATCATTGTCGACTTGTTTCCAATAAGTTAGATCTGGTAACAGATCACCTTGCCAAAAATATACCAACTTGGTAGATGGACAATTTTTTATTTGAAGATTTTTAAGATTTATTAAAAAATAAAAATTATGTCGATTGCAAAATTGTTTTACACGATCAAACAGTTTTTCTCGTTCAGATAGCCAACGGTTTTTTTGAAACACAGCAGTCTCTGCTTGATTATGCATGTTGCTGAATTTTCTTAAAGCTATGGCCAAGTTCTGCCCAGATCAGTTGTGTATCAATCCAATACTGCCCGTTAGAAGATTTCACATCATAGTAGACTGCTGTAGAAGTATTCTTCTCTAGTTTCTCAAGTAGTTCCGGGGTAAACTTTGATACAATATCACGATTACAAACTGGCGCAGACACTAGATTCAATTCAGTGATATTGTTGTCAATTGCATATGTTATATCTTGTGCTAGCCTGTTGGGTGGGTACCATTGTATCATCGAATCCAGAGAAACTTTGTCCAACCATTGTCGATTGGCAAGATCAAACAGCACATTCTTTTTTATAGAGGGATCGCACAATGACGGAAGTCTAAGAATAATATGATTGGGAAACTGCTGAATCTGTTGCTCTAACCATAGGCGATTTTGACCATATCTTGATTCTAGAAAGACATCCACTGTACTAATGTACACAATCCTGTTGAACTGGGTTCTCTTAAGAGCATCAACAATACCAGCACAGTCATTGCGATCCTGTTGAGGATCCAGATTTACTACTATACGGTTTCCTGTTGGCGCTGCTAGTATGATAGTATCATGGCTCAAATTTGGCAAGCTATCAAGATTGGTTCGAGTGTAGATGTGGTTGACATGCAGTTGGCTTGCTATTAACTTGCCAACAAATCCTGGACCAATGATAGAATACCCGATACCCGAATACAGCATTTACAGAGTGCGGCCTACAGTTTCCAGAATAGTTTCCAGCAGGTCGTGATCCTGTTTCTCTTTGCCGAATTCCGCTTTGTGTGCCAAGCGGATGGCTTTCTTTAGTACATTGGGTTTGATTTCTAGCTCTTCGGCAATGGCCTTGACTGTTTCCGAAAGACCTGCGTTGAGGGTTTCAACATCATGCATGATCTGCATGCCTTCGTTGATGATTTGAACTAGTTTGGCTTTTTGTTCGCCGGAAAATACTCGAGTGTCCATGTAAATCTCCTTGTTAAGCTAGTATAACACACTTGTCACAAGATTCATAGTGGATTGAACACAGTTTGGAAAAGTGCCCCAGTTTAAAAGCAAGCAAGGTAGCGAATCTTTTGCTTTGTGGGCCGGGGCCGCCCACCGCACCTTAACGGTCCTAGGCTTGGTTCTGTTCGCGCTCAGAGCGCATTTTATATAGCATGTTTTGGATAACACGGATGTCATCCTGCTGTTGTACACTTTCTTGTACCAGTTTGATAAACTCTAAACTGGCAGGGTCATCTTCAAACAAGTCATCAACAATCATTATTGTTCCTCGATGTAGTCTGCTGACTCCAGCTTGTGGCGCCGATGTGAGCGATACATTTCACATGCCATGCCGGCTTCGTCTAGGCTCTTGAACTTGACCGAACTGGGACGACCCTTGATACTGATACGGAAGCCGTCGTCCTCGTTACCGTGAATCTTGAGATCATGTCCGTCATCAGTTGTGACAGTTTTAACTGCTGATCCAATTGTGTCGCCACTGTGGGTAGGTGTGTCTTTGCTGGATAGCGCAGCGTCATGCTTGACTGCATCGGCTACACTTTGCAGGTAGTCGCCCAGGTGGCGCTTTTCTTTGTCTAACACATCTTCCTGTGCAATGGCCTCATCAATCTGGGGCTGCCAGTAAGACTCTTCAACTTCGTCTACTGCAATTTTTTCACCGCCGGCTTCGATAGCACCAATACCATCGGCATCATGTGCAACCTGTTCCAGCTGCGGCCAGTAGCGGCGAGGTACAGTCATCATGCCCGACTCAGGGTCTTGCTCAACCACATCACCAAATCTTTCCATTACAGCATTGTACGCACGTTCGGTATCCAAGTGAAATCCGACCAGATCCGCGCTGGCCTCTTCTACCTGTCCCTGGTTGTGTGCTTTCCATGTGGTGGCATACGCAATGGCTTTTTCTTTACCGGTCAGTTTGCCGTCCTTGGCATAACCTTGCTTGATGTGCTTGACCATGCGTTCGGCCCGAGCACCCGGGGGTGCGACTTCATCTACACCTTGAGCTCGTTTTTGGTATGCTGCCTCACGACGGGCTAATTCTTTCTTGGCATCTTCGTATGGGACTAATGCTCTCGAACCTGGTCCTGCGGCCACCACTCCTTTTAAATATCCAATACCCCACCGAGCCATGCTTTCCTCATGCTCTTTAGCTTCGGCATCCTTTGTTGCTTGTACACGCTGATTTAAGGTTTGTTGAGCGTCGGGAGTAAAGCTGCCACCGGACCCGGGCAACGAGACGCCGCCTGCACTTGCACCCATGGCCATTGAACCTGCCAACGCTGCTGCACCAAGCTTTTGTTTCCAGCCTTCCTCGACATCTTGATCCTTTTTAACAACAAAAGATACATTTTTGTTTCCGGTGTTGGGATCTGTATATGTGCTCTTGAATACCTTGCCGCCGTGAGCTTTGGCATGTGCAAATGCTTCTTGCTTGCTGTCAAAGCGATTAGAAGGAGGCGTAATCATCGGGCTTGCTTCTTCCGCCACACCCCCGATACGACCAGTACCTGCTCCGCGCTCTCCGGGAGAATACGAACCTTTCTGTGCCTGATTAGCATGTGCTGCGTGTTCTTCCGGCATCGCCTGGAGTAAAGCACGATATTGCTTTGCATATTCCTGTGGATTATCGTATCTTAACGATTGTATGCTAGCCAATCTACGTTTATATTCATCAGGCGATGAAGAGCCTTCCGCCACACCTTGTCCTAGACTGGCTATGTAACCATCGGGGCCAGTCCATTGATCTTTGTAGTCTTGCCATTCGCTCTGACTCCAGGCTATAGGGAAATGCTGCCAAGCCCACATTCCGTGGGTATTAAACTCGCTAGAAAATTCCTGTATGTCAGCCGGTGTGATGCCCGAGGTATTGGTCTTTTTAGCAACCTCAATCAACCAGTGCGCCATAGTTTCGCCACCGTCGTCAAGGTTACCTAAATTTTCTAATTTACTAATCCTATCTGCACCTTGCTTGGCAAAGTTACGACAAATATCTTCAAGCCATTTTATAAATTCCTGGCCCCATTTGGCCAATGCGGTTTCGGGGTTACTGCCTGTTCTTGCAGTGAGAGACTTATTCAAACTATCTACACCTTGCCTAGCGCCAGCACCACCCGTGATCTTACCCATCATCGAATCAAATCGTTTGTCACCAGTTGCTTCCGCCACACCTTCATCTTTTCTCCAACGAGGTTTTTCACCTCGTGCTGCCATCGCAGCCAGGCGGTTCTTTGCCTGCCTCATAGAACACTTGCCGCTTCGGCAAATGTAAGTGCCATTGTCCAACGCAAATCCATGATCATCACGGAGATCGGTTTCACATTTGGCACACTGAACTACTTTACCGTGTCCGGCAACATCTCCTACATGTCCAATAACTTTTGCTTCTGCTACACCTTGTGCAGATTTAACAGCGGCACTACGAACCTGTAGTTCATACCCACGTTTGGCCATGGATGCTGTTGCACTTGCAATGGCTTTTTGTTTGGCCGCAGCCGGGTTTGATGCTGTCACAGTGATGGGCGACAATACACCGTGATCAATTGCGTCAATAGTGACAGCATATTGTTGGCCACCGGAGTCTTCTTCATCAAGTCCGAACTGATTTGGACGCCGAGAAGTTTTCACCAGTTTGTATTCTTGACGCCGGTCACCCAGGCCAGCCATCTCATCACGGGCCGCTGCTTCATCTTTGTGTGAGCTGAGTGTGTGACCCGTGTCACGGTGGCGAATTGCATACCAGACTGGTTTGGCATCAGGCTCTGCACCCTCGCCGCCCACAAAGTAGCCAGACATGGGGTTTTTCTTTTCTGGAGATCCCAGCACAGGGCTGATGTTGTGTGGCTTGAACAGGGCCGGCAACTGCCGGGGCTGTGACAGTTCATCCAGCTGCTTTAGAATGTTTGAGATATCAGTAGAGCTCATGCCCGTGCGTCCTTCAGGTAAGATTTGAGTTGCCAGGAAAATTTGCCATGTGCAGAGATGCGCTCGGCAATGAAATTCGCAATACCTTCCTGTCGCTCGTTTTGAGCAGCCCGGAAAGTGGTGTTCAACAGATCGAGCATGGTTTGATTGTCGGCTAGTAATTCTTGCAGCATGAGTCTAGCTCGAGGAACCTTGGTCTGTCCTGTGATCTGACTCAGATCAACGAAGCGTTCAAAGCTGCCTGGTGTGTATTCATCCAAGGTACGGATGTATTCGGCAGTGGGGTCAATTGCTCCGTTTACATTCTCGTAGATTTTTTGGAAAAACTTGTGTAGCTGCCCAAAGTCCGGACCTTCCACGTTCCAGTGAAAGTACTGTGCCTTAATAACAAAAGCATATTGTGTGGCCAACAGTGTTTTTAGATCATCGCCGAGCATGTTTATTCCGTTTCTTAATGACTTCAGGAGCCGTGTTACGATATTTAGCGTTTGTTGGTGTTTTGTAACGCGGAAGTTCGCCACCAAGGCCGTTATCAACCGTGGCCACACTGCCAGATGTAGTAGTGCCGCCCATGCTTTCGGGTAGAAATTCTTTATATCTCATTGTTCTATGCTTAAAGTGTCGTTGTCGATCCAGCGCGCCGGCCCGTTTTCAACTTGTGGATTGCTCACGTGGAATCGAGCTTGCTGCGCATTCACTGGCTCTAGTCGAACAGTGTACGAGCCGGGCTCTGCTTGAATCTGCAACATCTCCTGGATGTAACAATCTCGCCAGCGCCAGACCCGCTCGGTAAACAATTCATAATTAACATACACGCGGTATCCGGGTTCGGTACCGGTCCAGTCGCAATTG